GTGTTTTCAATTCAGAAGAACAAAATGAGAATATTTTGTTAAAAAAACTCATCCCAACGTCAAAAAAATCGAATAAATAATTCGTTGACCTATATTTATCTGTATAATACTCTATCCCATATAGAGTTCATTCACATTTATGTATGATTAGAGTTCCTAATAACCCTAAAATCAGTTGGAGATTTTTATGACAGATTTATTGAAAGAAGCAATCGCAGATGCAAAGGCAGTACGTGAAGTCGCACTTGCCAATGCTAAGCTTGCTCTCGAAGAAGCTTTCACTCCACGCTTACAGTCAATGCTCGCTTCGAAGCTTTCGGAAGAAGCTGAAGAAGATGAAGAAATGACAGAAGGTGAAGATGAAGAAGAGCACATGGAAGAAGGCGAAGACGAAATGGCTCATGACATGGAAGAAGGTGAAGACATGGATTCGGAAGAAGAACTTCCTATGGAAGCTTACGACGAAGAATCTATGGAAGAAGCTGAAGATTCTATGGAAGAACCAGGTGACGAAATCCATGAGGAAGAAGACGAAGAGGCACCGGTAGAAGAAGGTGAAGACGAAGAAGAAATCGACGAGGATTTGATGGAAATAATCCGTCAACTCGAAGAGGAACTCGACTCATCAGAAATCGGAACAGGTGACAACAAGCAACCTTCTAAGTCAGCTTCAGATGATCACACAGAAGACAAGAAAGAAAAGCTTGTTCAGTTGGTCAATGAAGAAGAAGGCGAAGAAGAAGAAATGAAGGAAGCAGAAGAAAAGGATGAAGACGAAGTTGACATCCAAGAAATTCTTCGTGCCCTTCGTGAAGAAGAGGAAGAGGAAACGGTTGAAGAAGGTGAAGACGAAGAAGAAAAGGAAATGGCAGAATCTAAGCTCCGCGAGGCATATGCAGTTATCCAATTCCTCCGTGAAAAGCTTAACGAAGTAAATCTTCTTAACTCTAAGTTGCTCTTCTCAAACAAGCTCTTCCGCGCACACTCTCTCACAGAGTCACAGAAGATTACTGTTATCGAGAACTTTGATCGTGCAAAGACACTACGTGAAGTGAAACTCATCTATGCAACACTCGCAGAGTCGCTTAAGAACACAAAGGTTAAGCAACTTAAAGAGTCATTTGCAAGTAAGCCAGTAGCTAGCACACGTCCATCAAAGGCAATTCTTTCGGAAAGCACACAGATGGCAGATAGATTAAGAAAATTAGCAGGTTTAAAATAACAAATTTTATTGGAGATAGATAGTATGAATATGCAATCATTACTTGGTTCTTCTAACAATATGCATAAGAAGCTTATTGAAGAGAACCGTGGTACAGTTAAGAAGTGGGAAAAGACAGGACTTCTTGACGGTATCAAGAGCGACTATGAAAAGAACTCAATCGCAGTTCTTCTCGAAAATCAAGCAAAGCAACTCATTGAAGAATCAAACCGTACAGGTACACAAGCTGGTTCAGAAGAATGGGCTGGTGTTGCACTTCCACTTGTTCGCCGTATTTTCTCGGAAATCGCAGCAAAGGATTTCGTTTCAGTTCAACCGATGAACCTTCCTTCGGGACTTGTGTTCTTCCTTGACTTCAAGTATGGAACAGCACAACCTGGTTTCACAGCAAATGCAGGTAAGGACTCACAAGCCGACTCTGTATTCGGTGTAACAGGTAAGGATGCTAAGGGTGTTGACCCATCAGGCGGTCTTTACGGTGCAGGTCGTTTTGGTTACTCAATCAACGAAGCAGCTTCAGCGGCTCTTACAATCACAACATCAACGATTAACAGTACAAGTGCAGCTACTGGTTCAGTATCACACAGCACACCATCTGTTTATCAATTTGATACAGAGTTCCAAAATGCTTACTCAGCTTCTCTTGTAGCTGGTGACATCTACACAATCACAGTTTCATCTGCATCACTCACAAACCATGACTTCGAAGGCATCCGTGCATTCAAGATTTCTGGTTCAGCAATCCTTGATTACTTCCCACAGTACACAACAGCAAACACATCGAACTCACAGATCACATTCGTTGTTTCTGCATCAGCAGTTCCTGTAAACGCAGTTGTTACATATCAGAAGCAACCAACAGCAATAACTCGTGGTGACTTCGAAGATGGACTCGCAGGTTCAGACCTCGGTATTCCAGAAATCAACCTTGAACTTCGTTCTGAGTCAATCGTGGCTAAGACACGTAAGTTGAAGGCAGTATGGACACCAGAATTCGCACAAGACCTTAACGCTTACCACTCAATCGACGCTGAAGCAGAATTGACATCGATGCTTTCTGAGTATATCTCACAAGAAATCGATCTCGAAATCCTTGACATGCTTATCAAGAATGCTCAGACAACAGAAAGATGGTCAGCACGTATCGGTCGTACATACGATGCAGCATCAGGAGCATTCACTGATTACTCAACAAACCAAGCAGCAGCTTCAGCATTCAACCAACAGACATGGTTCCAAACACTTGGTACTAAGATCCAGAAGGTATCGAATGCTATCCACCAGAAAACACTTCGCGGTGGTGCTAACTTCCTTGTTTGTTCACCACAAGTTGCAACACTTCTCGAATCAATGCCTGGCTATGCAGTAGACGGTGAAGGTATGAAGTTCGCGATGGGTGTTCAAAAGGTTGGTCAATTGAATGGTCGCATCACAGTTTACAAGAACCCATACATGCTTGAAAACCAAATCCTTGTTGGTTTCCGCGGTAGCCAGTTCCTTGAAACGGGTGCGGTATATGCTCCTTACATCCCACTCGTGATGACACCGTTGGTCTATGATCCAACAAACTTCACACCACGTAAGGGTGTAATGACTCGCTACGCTAAGAAGATCGTTCGTCCAGAGTTCTACGGTCTCATCCAGATCGATTCTCTCGGTGACATATAATCTATCGAAAGATAGAAGTAAATTAGGAGAGGGGAGTGAGAAATCACTCCCTTTTTCTTTTGTATGAAAAACCAAAATTTTGTATATTTATAGGTATATGAAAAGTAATATATGAAACGGAGTTTTTATAAATGGCAAATGGATATTCAATAGGAATGGTGGGGATGAATTTGGAACCGATAATGATACCACATGGTGTCATTAACGTTATACGAGTAAATGAAACCACACCAAATTTAGAAATGATACAATCATTTCCAGTTGTGAGTAGAAATGGTAATGTTCATATACACCAAGACCCTGTTACTAGTCAAATGTATGAAATGACAGACGAATTTCACGCAATGATACCACAAATTCTTGCTAGAAATTCTAATGTAACCGGAAATATGATGGTTGGTGGTGGATTAACTGGTGGGCAAATGCCATCTGGTGTATTAATTGTTGGACAAAATTTATCCGTAAGTCAACTAAAAGATGCATTACCACAACCAACAGTCCAAATAAATGGAGTGGAATTTAAGCAGAATCCTAAAAAAACGTCATTTAAAAGCGAAGACGGAACGAATAATATCATAGAAACATTCAATGTATTTCCTGAGAGTACCTCACGAGGTACAACTGATATAAATAGTTTACTTTATTCTCAACAGTCTGTAAATAGATCTGTAAATTACTTTAGCCGTAACGGATTTCCAATTTCAAGTAGATTTGTAATTCAGAGTCCAAAGTCATCAAGATCATCCGAGTCATCAATAAATAGTATCTCATCAAACAGTTCACTACAAAATAGATTCGTTCTTCCTAATACAAAATCATCAACAATCAGTTCTAGACAACCTACGATACCTGTTGTAAGTGCATTTACCGCATCGAATAGGTTTAAAACTCGTTATTTGCTTAGAATTGATAAACAATATGGAAAACGATAATTTTCTTTTACATTATACAAGAATAGTTTCAACAATAGGAATATAAAGTATGCCAGTTTTTAAAAGATATAAAATTAGTGCCTATAAAGAAGTCATGTCAGAAATCCCGTCTGGATTAGTTTCAGACGGTGGACTTTCAACATGGACATTGAATGATAATATAGGAGGTCCTTTTGGAACCAGTGATTTTTTGGGAGTTGCTCGCGTTATAACTTTAATTGGTGATGTAGTAGAAATAACAATGGACACTCGTGCATTGAGTGTCAATCAAATAAATAATATGACACAAGCAGAATTTGATAGGCTTGTTGGTAATAATACTATACGAATATCGGAAAGATCTCTTGGTTGGGCTGAAATATCAAAAACTCGTTCTTCACTTTATTATGAAGAATGTTTACCAACTAATGTTCAATTTGGATCTGTATCAGCGAATGGACAAACACTTATACAAAAAAGAGCAGTGTCTGAACATTACTATGATTTTTCTACGTTTGGATTTGGAAACAGATTAGTAGTTGGATCAAGCCCAGCCGATATTGACAATCAGTATTCTATATATGGTGAACAGGCATTGGTTCAAGTTGGTTCGTTTGATCCTAATATTGGAAACAATATGGGTGTGTTTGGACCTGGATTTAATCAGTTAGATTTACAGTCATATATGCGGATGGTGATAAATAGCACTATATCAACTGGAAACGGTTTTATTCAGAATACACGAGGCGAAACAAGACCGGTTGTTAGTTGGCAACCCTTAGATGGTGACATACTAAATTCAATACCTTTGTATTTAGCAACATATGAAGAACATTTTGATAATGAAAATGCACCTCAAATAATTTCACCAATAATGGTGTCTACTGGAAGATATGGTAGATTGAGAGATACTATTCAAGAAGGTTTTAGGGCGTCCAATTATCCACCAGACGCAAACCTTTTTATAAACGTTGGAAGATGTCAGTCAACAAGAATACCAAGTCCTGTAAGTGAAAGAGGTGGTGGTGGTGTTTTACCAACTGGTGGTGGTAGTGAGGATGATGGAACTGGAAATCAAGGTGGTAGAGGACCCGGTGGTAGAGTAGTTAGTGTTCTAGATGATGCTACTTTTACACCACCCGATAGAGGAAAGATTATAAATCAAGGTCCTTTGGTGAGAAGAGATGTGGATGATATGTGTATTAAAATAATACATGATTTCCCTATTTCTCTTAAAGAAAGAATGACTTTTTCTAGGAATGTGGTTCCTATACTAGAAATTTACTCGGAATTGATGAAAGGACAATCGACCACAATAAATCCACCTTTTCCGTACTATGGGTATCATTCCGCTAGAATACTTTATTACATAATGAAATTATTTAGAGGAGAAGTTCCATATATTACTTCTCAATTGCCAGATATATTAGATACTCCAACATTGCCAAGAGGAACAATTAGAAAAGAAATAAATCCAGAAACAGGTTGTATAGAATTAACTTATATAGGAACTCCTGTTGGAGATTACGTTGGACCTAAAATAATAGGACCGGAAGAATTCGAACCAGATCCAAATGATGGCGAACCTATTCCATTAGTACGATCTTCATTAAATCGTCTAACTGGAACTAGTCGGCAACCATTACCAAATGAAACAGGATTTAGTAAACTCAGAAAAACAGTGGATTGGCGGAGAAGATTTTTAGACGGAAGATCTTCACTTATTACACAAATTGAAAATAACTCACGTACAGGTGGTTCTATTAGTGATTTCAATCAATATCTTGAAATAGTTGAAGAAGTGGTTCCTGTGTTTTTTAGTGCGTCTGATCAAATATGGGATGGTTCAACTAACGAAACAAAATTCATCTATTTAGCAAACTTTGGTGGAACGAGAATAATAGTAACCGATTATAGAGTCAGAGGAAATGCTAATTTTATAAATGTTTCTCTTTTAGATGCATTACCATTGGTTATTAACCCAGGAGAATCTGTTAGATTTGCAGTCGATTATGTCAGAACAACAGAGGGATTGCAGCAATGGAAAGGTAAATATGATCCATTTCCAGCACTCGGAACAAACACATATCCTTATGACTATATAGTGATGGAATACGATGTTTATGCAGAAGTTCCATATTTGGGATATATGCCGATAGACGAAATACCAGAAACTTCATCGAGCAGAATAAAAGGAAAGTTTTCAAAGAGTAACAGAAACAAACTATTTTCTGTTTTAAAAGTAAACAATCCTGCTGGAAAAAATATAGTAAACGGTAAGTGAAATAGATTTATTCATAAATTCAATCGGGGTATAAAATGTCTGAAAATGTTTTTGAAAATGGAAAAGGATTTCGTATTCCATTAAATCCAAAACCAAGTCTTGATGGGAAAGGTACTGACGATATATATAGGTATGATTCTCCAGAGAGAGATAGGATGGTCGAATCAATCAGAAAGTTATCTGCGGGTGAATTAAAAGTTTTAAGTGAATATTTAGATTTTGATCCGAAGGCATCCATTAGTCGTCGTCGTCTTGAAAACTATTTAGAAGAATTGGATAAAAGGTATGGATTTACTGGAAATAATAGTTTGAAATATTTTTATGAATACAATCAAGGTAATGCGTTATATAATGAAGATGCTATTATTAGATTTCAATTTCACGTAGGGGCAGCAAAACGAGCAAAACAGGCATCAGATCAACTAAAAATTCATTACGAAAGGTTACAGGGTGATTTACGAGACGGTAAGACTGTATATATGTCACATACTAACCCATGTCCAAAATTTGATAAATCAAAATCTCCATATGAAAGGGTTAGAGAAATATGGGAGAAAAAATTATTTACAGTAGAACAACTGACCAGAGAGACGATGCCAGCTAAGCTTTACGCTAACATCCTAGTAAAAGCCGATCTTTCTTTTCTTCCTTTGGATTTACAGGTTGAAGTAAAAGAACTTCTTTTGAGTGCACACCTTGGCGAAGTGGAAAATACAGGACAATTTGAAAGAACTTCATATCCAAATGGAACGTTAGCTCCTATAAATATACCAAATATATCAAATCAACTTACAAATGTAACTGAACAAGAACGAAGAGATATATTGAATGATTCATGGACAATTGCTAATCCACCTAGTGATGTCCAATCAATGATGACAAGAACATTAGTTGATGGAAATATTTTTAATTCATGGCCAACTCTTGAAAATGGTAGAGTTGTGTATCCAAAGGATATAGATGGTGGTGCCGAATTAGATCCCGAATATAAAAATTTAATATTACAAAATTTTATATTAGAAAATGAAGGCGCAATTTTAGAATTTCAAAAAATGATTAATGAATTTATTGATTTAAACCCAGATGAACAACAAAGACAAATAAATTCAGGTGGTCTTTTTTCAACTGAAGCGAAAAAGTTTATAACATCATCACTAATGTCTCTTCTTTATATTGCGGAATTTGTTAAAATTGAGGAAATGGTCCGAAAGGGAGAAGGACTCGACGGACACACCCCACATACAATATCTAGAATTCAAGGTGTTATAGAAATAATAGCAAATACATATAAAAGTTTATACTATCTTTATAATGGGGAATACGGAAAAGCTGGAAAACAAATTGCAATTGGAATTATAGCTGGAGTTTTTGAATTCGGTCTACCATCAACACTAGTTCAAGGATTAACAAGATTATTTCCAGGGATAGCTACTGCCTTAGAAACAGTGGGTATTGGTGGCGCAGCTGGAGGATATGTTGGGTTGACTATTGCAAGTTTCCAATTTGCAAACGAACTGGCAAAAGGAAATGAACGAAAACGATTTGAAAAAGAGTTTCCATCTATTATGGACAAATTATTAGATCTAGAACGCCGTATGATAGAAGATGAATGTTGCACCACAATACATCCAAATTTATATAGAAAATCAAAAGGACAACTTTCAATTTTAATGACGCCCGATGGCTTTATACCATTCGAAACAGAATATATCAGAACTAATCAAGGGGGAGGGTCAACAATAAATTCGATTTCACCAGAAACGGGTAGATCTACTACTGTTCAGGCAGGTCCTTGTGATTCGAATGGACAAATACCTATTAGAATCAAGAACCGTGTTATAAAAGTACTAACTGCGGAAGAACAGGCATTCCTAGATCAAGATAAAGAAAGTCAATCAGGTTCGTCATTAGATACGCAAAGTTCCGAACCGTGGGAAAAACCCGCAGTTTATATTGTTGATCCAAGAACTGACCCAGATCCATGTGCAACTAAACGTAATCGCCGTAGAAACGAAGTAAGCCCTGGTCCAGATGAGGGTGGAAGTGACCCGTCAGAATCTCTAAGACAATTAGATACCTCTCCGGTTGGGTATCATACTCCACATTGGGGGGAAACGCAGGAGAGAAATTTACAAACCGCAATTGCTCAGTATAATAGAAGCTACAACGTAGATGTTTTTAATTTTAAAATAAATTCTGCAAAATGTAAAACGGGAGAAATCCCATCAGTAGTTCCTGGTGGAGGAGGTGCTCCCGATAGAGATGGATTTAGTCCAATTGCTGGACAATCAGGTATGCCGGGTGGTTTTCATAGGGTTGGTATTTCTAGAATTGTAGATATATCAATTGAAGAAGACTTTTCAAGTGCAGCTACTGATTCAACTACAATGGGTGGTTCTGGTGGTAAAAACTGGGTTGCCACGTGGGAATCATATACACGAGAAACCGGATTCAGTACTGGCGCAGGTGGTGCAGGAAGTGGCACAAAATTAAGGGGTATAACCAGTTTTGGTTATAACCCACTAAATCCTCCAAAACCAATAGAACCGGTATAAAATGAAGATAATTGCATATTTATGTTTATAACAATTACAAATGAGATTGAAATATGAAAAAATATGATAAAAATATAGTAGAATATGCAAAATCAATAAAATTTGCATTTAAAGAGAGCAATCCTGAAAAAGAAATCCTTTCTTCACCCGAAGAATTTCAGAAATTTCTGGAAAAGGAAAATATAGCAAAATCAGGAATTTTATCTCAGATACGCAAAATTAATAAAATTGCCGACGATGTAGCGAGTGGAAAACGAGAAATACAAATTGATATTGATAAATTACCATCCGATAAAAAAAGAATTGCGCAATCAATAATATCTACAATAAAAGTAACGGTTGCAAAAAAAAATAATCCAACATTTGGTCCAACATATCAAGCTGTTTCTCAACTTGTATATTTATTATTATCACTATTAACTCTTGGTGCAATAATTTTTATGGGTCCGAACGACGGTACGAATAAAATAAAAAAGCGCGAATTCGTAAAAACAGTAAAAAGAATAGGAAATCCAAATAAAAAAACTCCAAATGAGATATTATCTTGGGTGAAAAATATAGTAAGTTTATTTGAATGATATTGTTATAATAAATGAAAAAAACAAAAGGTGACGAATGTCACCTTTTTTCTTTTCATCCAACCTATTTATAAGATATGGAATTACAGAATCAATACATAGAGTTGGCCATATCGAGTCTAGTAACATTACTGGGCGTATTCCTTTCATGGTTTCTCAAATACAAATGGGGTGAGTACAAGCAAAAGAAAATCACCCGTGAGATTTCCCAATCAAAATTAGTTCAAACAATCTTAGAACAACAACTTGAAGAGTACGGTTGTCAACGTGCATTTATCCTCCAACGTCATAACGGTGGTAAGTACGGTTCAGGTCGTTCAATGAACAAACTCTCAACTACATTTGAAGCACTCGAAGACGGTGTAAGTACCGAATTCAAAGAGTATCAAAATCTACCAATGTCATTATATTCTGGTCTCATAAACTCTGTTACCGAAAACAAGGGAATTTATCCATCGGTTGAAGAAATAGATGATCTTCTTACAAGAGCATTCTTCGTTCAACGTGGTTCTAAATCAGCAGTTGTTTACCCAATAGAAAAAGGATCAGAACTAATAGCAATGATTGGTTTTGAATGGACACACAAGCAAAAGAATATGGACACAATTATTGCAGACATGACGAGAGACGGTAAAGTAATAGGAGAAACCCTTTCCAAATTATTGTAGGAGAGATTATGAGTAATCGCGAAGAAATGGAAATTGATTTTGACAATGTGGAAGTAGAAGGTATCGAGGTTAGTGGTATTAAAAAAGGTAGGAAGAACATAAAGAACAAGATTCAGTTTAATATGTCTTTGAATGCAGAACAAAAAGAAACAAAAGCAAAGATATTACAAGATACAATTTCCGTTCTTATTGGTAAAGCTGGTTCTGGTAAAACCTTACTTGCAACACAAATTGCTTTGGAAGCTCTTTTTTATCGTGAAGTTGACCGAGTTATAATTACAAGACCAACGGTATCAAATGAAGATATTGGTTTCTTACCGGGTTCGATGAAAGAGAAGATGGATCCATGGCTTTCTCCAATCCAAGCTAACATGATTATGTTAACAAACAAAGCAAAGATCGAAAAGCTAATGTCAGAAGATACAATCGAGATTTCACCGATTTCATTCCTTAGAGGTAGAACATTTGTTAACGCATTTGTAATCGTGGATGAATCACAGAACGTAACAAAGACACAGATGGAAATGATCCTTTCTCGTCTTGGTATGAACTCGAAGATGATTTTAACAGGTGATTCTTCACAAACAGACTTAAAAAACAAGAAAGACTCTGGTCTTCCATATTTATTGAATATGGTTGATACTATCAATGGTTTGGGTGTGTATGAGTTAAAGACGAACCACCGTCATCCGATAGTAGAAGATATATTGAAACATTTTGACGAAATCAACAAATAAGAGAAGTAGATGGTAGAAATTCCTATATGGCCCGGTAGTTCAAGTTTCACAACTGGAAGTACACCGTTCGGATTTTTCGATAACGAGGCATCTTTTCAAACTGATGCCGATAACGTTGCCGATTGGTGTGCAAAACGACTTGGTTATCCACTTGTAGATATAGAATTACAAGATTCAAACTTCTATGCTTGTTTTGAAGAAGCCATCTCGGAATACTCAAACCACGTAAATCAATTCAACATTCAACAGAATATGTTGAGTATTATGGGTACACCAACTTCAAACAATCTTACACACCAAAACGTATCAACAAATCTTGGTGGCATGATTCAATTGGCAACAGAGTATGGATCAGAAACATTTACTAACGGTAATGTAAACTTTTACTCTGCTTCAATTGCAATTCAAACAGACAGACAGATGTATGATTTAGATGAACTTATTCGTGACGTAAAAGTTCCAACTGGTTCTATCGAAATCAAGAAGGTTCACCACTATTCACCACCTGCATCTACTCGTTTCTATGACCCATACTTGGGTAATCAGGCGATGTTAGATACATTCGGCTTCGGTGCATATTCAACAGGTGTATCGTTCATGTTGATGCCTATGTATGCCGACTTACTTCGTATTCAGGCAATTGAGTTCAACGATTTGATGAGAAAGTCATCATACGGATTTGAACTCATAAACAACAAACTTCGTATTCACCCGATCCCTGTAAAGGACTTTACACTTTGGATTGAGTATATTGTAAAAGAAGAACGTTCTAATCCACTTAAATACCAAACTGCAAGTGGTTCTGTTTCTGATATGTCTAATGCACCATATGACAGAATGGAGTACGGTAAGATAAACTCAGTTGGTCGTCAATGGATTTATAGATACACCCTTGCACTTGTAAAAGAGATGTTGGGATATATCCGTGGTAAGTATGGAACTATTCCAATTCCAAATGGAGAAACTACTCTAAACGCTGCTGATCTTCTTTCAGCTGCATCAACTGAGAAGCAAGCCCTTATTGATGAATTAAGAACGATGTTAGACACAATGACACGTTCTAAACTTCTTGAAGCAAAACGTGCAGAAACAGAACATCTAAATGTTGCTCTTAACGGAACTCCTTTAAAGATTTACATAGGATAAGCCGATGCCATTATTTCATGGACAAAGAGACGCATCATTGGTACACAAGTTCAATGTAGAACTTATTCAGGATATTATAGATACCGAAGTTGCTTTGTATAAACTTTCATTAGATAATACAAAGACAAACATCTATGATGAGTCAGATAAGAAAGTATATCATCTTCCGATAAAGATACCATCACTGATTAACCGTCAACCACAGGCATACGAAGGAAACGAGTTTGGTCAAGATTATACACAAGTGTGTGATTTTGGTTTTATTCGTGAACTTCTAAAAGAAGTGGAAACATATGTTGAAGTCGGTGACGTAATCGAATACAATGGTGAATACTGGGAAATAGATGCCATCCAAGAGAATCAATACTTTGGTGGTAAGAATCCTGATTATTCTTTTGCAACAGAACGTTGGGGTCATAACGTTTCTATTATAGCTAACACACACTTGACAAGACGTTCTCGTATTCACGTTGAAGAAGTTCGTTCTGCTCCAAGAATTAATGAGAACAATGATTTACCGAGTAATATCTAATGCCTAAGAACTCATCACCATACCGCAAGTCACCTATAAAAAGAACTCGTGATTCTTACACTGATGACAGAAATTCAGTAGAGAATCCAAGAATAGATTTGGGCAAAGGTCGTCAGACACAAATACGAAGAGATCAAGATAAGGTAAAAAATCTCGGTGTTACTCTTTATGATATTGACTTTGCAGTGAAGTCGTTTATAGATCAAACGATGCAATTAAGAATAGAAGACAATAACGAGTCGGTAATTGTACCAACAATCTATGCAAATGCAGAGAAATGGGCATCCATACAAAGAAACGGGTATCTAAAAGATAAGAAGGGTAAAACACTTGCCCCACTGATTACGTTTAGACGTTCAAGTGTTACAATGAAAAACGAATTAAAGAGAAATAAGGTTGCCAGTACGAATCAAATTTCGTATATTATGCAACAGAAATATGATAAGTTAACACCATATGATAAGTTTAGCTCACAGTACGGTATAAAGAAAAGACAAGAGTATTTTGTTACACCGATACCCGATTATGTAGATGTTACATATGACTTTATTCTTTGGTGTGAATATCAAAATCAGTTGAATTTCTTGATTGAACAGTTTGTCTATTATACTGGACAATCATTTGGTGAAAAGAACTTCTTCAAGTTCGCTACGAATCTTGACTCATTGACAATGGAAGATACAAACACAACAGGACAAGATCGTCTTGTTAGAGCAAGTTTCCAGATAGTTGTACACGGTTATCTTCTTCCAAAAGAAGTTGCAGGTGAAGCAACAACAAAACGAGTGGTTACACCAAACCGTGTTGTTTTTGACACAGAAACATCGAGAGATATTGAAGGTGCGTTCAAAGAAAATCAAAAGATATACAACGATAATCCGTTTAGATCTTTGAATTACAATGATAGAGATG